CATATTTTTTATAACAGCTGCGGCTGTAGTGATTTACGGTATCGCTTATCTGCTGAATAGCCCTTTTTGACATCTCGAAAATTGAAAATGTCAAAATGGGCTGTTTTTGGTATAATGGGGGTACATGATGGACATATTTTTTATAACAGCTGCGGCTGTAGTGATTTACGGTATCGCTTATCTGCTGGAAACAGAAACCTTTAAAAAGTAAAGCAATCTGCCGAATATCTTTAATTTTGGGAGATATTTGAAGTTTTCGGCTGTTTTTAAGGCGTTCAAAGATAATGACGTTTTTCAAAGATATCTGGCGATATTTGAAGATTTTTCGAGATATCTAGAGATAATGGGCGATTTTGAGTTGTAAAGCGATAATTGACAACTGGGGAGTGGTGAATGTGTTTAAGATTAAATACGTCGGCTGGTGCCACGTCTGCAAGTATTACGGTCCAGAGGGCGGCTTTATTTGCGGGTGTTGCAATGTCAAAGGCACATGTGACAGGCCGAGCGAATACGTGGAGCGGCGCGACGATGATTAACAGAAGACTGCTGATATATGGCGCCCCAAAAGCTGCAACGGGCGGCACTCTCACCGTCGGCAACGTCGGCGGCTTCTATGGTTACAGCGACGGCACAGAGGAGGGTACGAAATGTTTAACAGACGTTTGTTATCAGATGTGAGGGGGGGATACGGAAACCGTACCGACAGGGAGCATAACCATTCGGAGCGGCGAGGGCAGCGTGACTATCCCACAGGGAGTAAACGTTGTACTGGTTGAACAGTATTGGAATCTCAACGGTTCACCAACAGAAACTTCTCTGGTTGGTGTAACTTCCGGGAAGACATATAACCTTGAATCTACATACTCAGAATTTAACGAAGGTCAAGGTGAAATATATGAAGTTGACAACATATCAAATAGGAAGTTTTGGCTTTACGCCGAATATGGGACAATTGATGTAGAAACAAACTATAGGCGTTTAGCTATGAAAATAAGCTGGTCCCCAATAATCAACGAGCGTCCCTTTCACTGGACAGATTATTGATGAAAGGAAGAAACAAAACCATGTTTAACAGGCGGCTTTTGTGCAACGGAGCCGGGGGGGTAATACTCCCGTTCCCGGTGAAATGAAAGGCGACTTGACCATTGCTAACGGTATTGCAGGCGTTCAAATATGGGGGTATTCGGCTTACCACGATGTCGGTGACCTAAAACCGCACGAATTTAGATATAGCGGTAGTCCGGCCACGTTTAACGTAACTGCCCTGTATGTCGATGAAATGTACATTGGGACAGTTTTATTGGATTGGCCGCTTACCCCGCAGCCGGGAAGCATAAAAATAACCCTCAACGGAGAAATAAGCTTTACGCTGCCTTTCCGCAATAATGCGGAAAACAATAGCGCATATGGCGGCTTTACCTCTAACGAAATAGCCAGCTGGTTTGTAGACCACAATCATCAGTTAGTAGACTGCGTAATGGAATTTGTATAGGAGTGATAACGCTATGTTTAACCGCAGATTGTTCGCTATAACAGGCGGGGGGGAAGTGCCTGTACCCGTAGACGTTCCGCAAGCGTCATTTGTGCCTATCCGTAATCAATGGGTGGGCAATAATACGGAGTATAACCCGACTTTTGAGATACCCGAAAACGTTACTAGACTTGGGCTGTACTGGCACCCCGTGCAAACAGCACGGGAAGACAACTGCAGACTGTATCGCCAAGTAGTAGCGGTATCTGCTGGGCAACGGTACAGGGTAGACTATTTTAACTGGTCAACCAACGCTACCAGTGCGAGAGGGACGCTGCGCCTGACCAACGTCGACAACGGTAGGACGCTTGACACTGCGGGCGCGGTTATAACGTTCAATCATTATATCTGGCAGCAGACAATGCGGACGCGCGTGTTCTTTTTCCCCTGCAAGGTGCTGTACTGCGGCTATAACGTCGAGATTGAAAAGCTGCCTATAACGGCCAACATAGCCTAGAGAGGGGAGAAACAACATGTTTAATCGTCGATTGCTTGTCAGCACATCCCGGGGGGTAGCGACCCTGTTCCGGAGCTACCCAACCAAGATACATTGCTTTTAGATGGCTTCGGCCTGGGAACGGTAACTATTAAGATTCCAGAGGGATGTAACGTTGTAAAAGTTTTTTACGATGTTTACCACGAAAACGAAGGATTTGTAGAAATTGACGTCCATTCGGTTAAAACTGGCGTTTGGTGGCTGGAAGCATACGGATACGAAGGGATTGTTGGCGATATTTATATCGGCGTAACAAGTGGGGCAGAATACACCCTGTCAGTTATGACGAACAGCGAAACAGGCACGGAAAGCGGTTATATCAGTATTTACTACTCAAAGTCCATAAATACTAAAACTCCAAACAAAACGGACTACATTAAATAAAAGGGGTGCATAATGTGTTCACTAGACGTCTATTAATAGATTCGGGGGGGACAGCGCCCCGCCGCTGCCTGATGTAGATACTAACTTATGGAGTACCACGGAAGCTGACGAGGGCGGATTTTATGACACGTTTGATATTATTATTCCCGCCGGTGTAAATGTAGTTTACGTAGGTGGCGGAATAAACGGCAGCATAGTCGGCGAGCTTTGCTATTGCAGCATGTATTCAAACTTTAGCGGTAAAACATGGTTTAGCGCTTCGAGAGAAGACAGCGCAGCCGCTACGAATTATATCGGTGTCACGCCGCTGAAAACTTATCGTATCACGGTCAATTATGGCAGTGAAATAGACGGAACAGGCGGCAGTGCATTTATAAGATATTCGCAGCGTATAAATGCCGTAAAGCCAAACGTTACTGATTACTAACGAAAGGAACAGTAAAATCGTGTTTAACAGACGTCTCTTGTTCAACGGAGCCGGGGGGGAAGTGGCCCGGCAAGTTTGGTGATAACCGTTATCGACTATGATACAAAGCAACCTGTAGCAAACGCTATGGTAAGCTTGTACGACGAATTCGGCGCCTTTATAGCGAACCTCGGTTTTACAGACAATTCGGGGGTAATAATGTTTGCAGATTTTACGCTGTCGCCCGGCGGCTACTGGTTTCAAGCCGGCGCTACAGGCTATATGATAAACAGAGTTTCGTATACGGTTTTGAGTGAAGCGCCTATTAATGACGAGATAGAAATCGCGATTCAGAAACCGTTGATACCCCTCGACGAATAAAACCAAATACAGGGCAACACCCTGTATTTTTTTTTGAAATATTTCAAGAAAACTGTTGACAATATACAGAGGGGGGCTATAATATAGACAAGAGGTAAGGGAAAATAAAGGGGCAATGAAAAATGAAAAAATCTTAGGCGGGTTGTCACGTAAACAGAGGTCGATATTTTGAGGTGCATATTTGCCCGAGCTGCTTGATGTGGTCCGATGATCTGCGGGCCGTGAAGGCGCGGGAGATAATTAATAATTTTAAAAGATTGCAGGACAAGGAATGCGTTAGCATAAGTAGCGAGCAGGAGTGAGGACAATGAAAATGTTATCGCTATTTAGCGGGGTAGGTATGATTGACCTTGCTGCCAGTTGGGCGGGAATAGAAACAGTGGCTTTTTGTGACATCGAGGAATACCCGCAAAAAATATTGCAAAGGAGGTTTCCGGGTGTCCCAATTTACAGAGATGTCAGAGAACTCACGGCAGAAAAACTTAAAACTGATGGAATACCCAAGATCGATATTATCAGCGGAGGATTTCCGTGCCAAGATGTTAGCACAGCAGGTAAAAGAACTGGTTTCGTTGATAGTGAAGGGAACGTTACCCGCTCCGGTCTTTGGGGAGAGTATGCCCGGCTTATTTGCGAACTTAAACCAAGATGGGTTGTGGCTGAAAACGTGGCAGGGTTACTGTCAATCTCTGCTGCCGGGATTCGGGGGGGAGGATTCGGAACTGTACTCCGAGACCTGGCCGAAATGGGGTATCGTGTTGGATGGTCATGCTATGGAGCTGCCGATGTTGGAGCACCACATAAACGAGAGCGAGTGTTTATTGTGGCATACTTCGGACTGTAGCGATCGACGCAGTCTTAAAAGCAAACAGCAAGGAGTAAATAATCAGGTAAAGGCATATTGGCGAACTCCGCAGTCGCATAATGGTGCACAAGGGCCTAAATCTAAGATGTTTTATGAAGAGTGTTTAAAAACTGGTCAGTCAGCAATAACACTCGTAGACCAAGTTAAAAATCAGTTGGCCAACAAGGTGAAACTGAATAAAACAGAAGGACAGTTAAATGCCGATTGGGTTGAGCTACTAATGGGATTACCAATAGGATGGACTGACATAGATGTTGCAAATGAGGATATTGAAAGCTGGACCGGCTGGACTGCTCCGATAAATGTAGAGCAATACGCATATGAACCGCCAAGAGTAATAGTTGGGCAGAAAAACAGGGCGAAACGACTAAAGGCATTAGGTAATGGTTGTGTGCCGCAGCAGGTATATCTTGTGTTCGCGGCAATTGTGGAGGTAGAAAATGAAGCGTGAAGCAGTATACACATTATTATTTATCTTTGCTGCAGGTTTCCTATGGCAGCTCGGTTGTGCTTTAGCTGAGGTTTTTGTAGAGTGGCAGATCTGGCGATAAGTTAAAACGGCCGCGCATACTAACTATATACAAGCATAAAGGGAAGTATACCCCTGCGGAGGTGATTAGCCCGTAGGGGGCGGCCTTTTAAATATAAGGAGTTGGAAATAGTGAGACCAATAAATATAAAAATTATGATGGCGTTAATCGAAAAAGAACCAGGCGATCAGTATATACCGGTATTGAAACCAGTACTTATGCAGATACTGACTGAAATCAAACATTTGCGCCGGAAAAATAGTCAGCTCGGCGGTAAAAATGCCCGGTTAAGGCGAGAGAAGAAAGCTCTAGAAATTATGTTATCGGCGGTAGTAATAAATGACGACGTGGAATGAACTACCAGCACACCTTGTAAGTAAAATACGTTCGGACAGCGTAACGGCGCCGGCGAATTTACCCGGGGCTGTACCTGTGCTGAAATATGGCAATAGAGTTACCGAGGTAGACGGCATACGGTTTGACAGCAAAAAAGAAGCTGCCAGATTATTACATCGTTACTAATGGAGTTAAAGAAGAAGTTGCGAAGATTCATTTTTGAGTTTTAAGCCGTTTAACTTTTGACAAGGGTAAACTTATAACACCCCTGCGATAAAAACCCGTCAGCGGTCAACGTAGAAGTTGTGAGGTGATAAAAATGATACCAGTTTCGTTTTTGTTGGTGCTGGTTAGTCAGATATTTTTAACAACGGTTATAGTCCATTATGATAGCTTGGAAAAATACGAAGCACAGTTACTAATCTTTGCGGCGCAATGCTGCTTTATCTGGTATCAGATAGCAATGTTTGAGTCAGCCAGCCGGAAAAAGTAACCCCGCTGCGTGTGGTATAATTATCTAAACCAACACGCAAAGGAGCTGATACTATGAAAGAGTTTTTTAACCTTCTGAAAGCTAACGGCATGATTATGAATTTAGTGTTCTTTATGGCCGTGGCTTTTATGCTGGGTGCCGCAGCTGGCATTGCAACCGCAAAATGACAAAACAAAAAGACTGCCAACGTTCGGCAGTCTTTTTGTTTTAGGGTCAGGATGGAATAAAATATATTGAAAAAGGTGTAGGTAGAAGAGAGCTTATGCTCATATATATTATACCTCTTCATCAGAAAAATGGCAACAAAAAAGCAGCCTTCCGGCCGCCTCTTTGTTTTCTAAATCGCGTCACTGATTTAAGAAAGGTGATGTATTTTGATTGCAGCTCCATTATAGCAGATATGTGATATAATGTAAACAATAAAAACAGAAAAGCGCCTGACTAATCAGGCGCCTTCCAGCTGTGGCAAGCCACAAAGCAAACACAGTTCTTTTCACCCCGTGTCGTCGAGATAAGAAGTTATTGTTGTACCGTATTATTCATTATAACAAAATTAAAACCAGAAATCAATGAACCCGTGAAAAATTTTCACGACTTGGGAGCGGTGCCGCCAGTGCGGGCGCCGCCAATATCGAAGAAAGAGAGGTTTTGACAATGGCACAACTAGGACTTTATGGCGGGACAGTCACCGCCGGAGCCACAGACGGCGCCCTGCTATCAACGACGAACCCGCTAAAGTACGCAGGGGAAAAGGGCGCACTTGGCGACCCGGTAGCGTATGCCCTGCGTTGCCCAAACGGAGAGCACGCCTACGAAATAGCTATCAGCGTGGCCGGTACGAATCCGGACTGGGTGAAGCTGTCGCCTGATAACATAGTATGGCGCGACGCTATCAACATTCCGCAGGTAGGAGACATCAACACACTTTTCTATGTAAAAATCAACATACCAGACGGCGCGGAATACAACCAGACTGTGCTTAACACGCTGCTTATTAAATACCTCGAAACAACTACAACGATTTAGGGAGAGTGCAGAAATGGAGAAACTATATCATCTGGCTAAGAGGTTCAAGGCGTATCAGTTTGACGGGGATTTGAAAAACTCCGATGGGTACTACTGCCTCGAATGGGTGCAGCAGGCGTTTGAACGTGACGAGCTGTTTTTCATCGGTCCAGAGCTTTACCTTGACCACTTCGAGAACTGCGGCCTAGAGCTGGAAAGAACGCATATCAGAGTTGGCGACTATATCACGCTGGATACGGAAAACATGAGAATTGACGCGTTCAGTCCGGCGCAGTTTAATCGTTTTTTTGAGGCGGTGAATATCAATGATTAAACCGGAGCTGCTGGAGTATATCGACGAGCTTAAAGCGTATATCACAGCTGACGGCGGCATTGATGTATTCAAGCTGAAAGAAACGTTTTATCACGATAACCCGGAAAAGGCGGGGAAAAAGTTAAAGCTCGACCATTACTATATTAAAACCAAAAACGGCCGAGAATACTATATCACCAATCCGCCGGAAGACTTTATCAATTTTTGCAAAAACAGCTAGGCGGTGATGTTATGAACGATGAAAAGACGCTTGAGTTTACATTCGAGCAACTGGCGCCGGCCGTGTTGGGTCCCTTCCGCTTCGAGGGCATTCAAAGCTCAATCGACAATGAAAACACGTACACGCTTGAGATTGAAGTATTGGAACCGCCAAGACCGGAGCCAGTCCCGCCAGTAGTAACAGAACCTATCATTGTCAGCGGTAAGTATGAGGAAGTGCTCAACCCTTACGCGAACACCGACCCTATCGCTTATACGCTGTATCTTAATAACGCATGGGATGTAGCTGTCGACGCCGCCGGGAATATCGCCACTACATCGGGCGACTATGCAGTCGCACAGAACGCAGCCAACGCCTGCCGCCTGTTCTACGAAGACGCGCCGCTAGATATGACGCGCGGCATTCCGTACTTTGACATCACGCTTGGCAAAAAGTCTTCTGTATCGGCGTCGGTGCTTAGAAGCAGGATAAAAGATATCGTCAGTGAGATATACGGTGTGACGGATGTAGAAGTCGCCATAGACTATGACAACGAGGGTCGCATAGATGGCGGTGAAGTGCAGATAACGACGCTTAACAGTAAGAATGTCACTATACAGATTTAAAGAAAGGAGCGTAAAAAATGGCAATAACATTTAACCCGGATACTGGTATCGTAGTAGAAGACACGGCGACTATTCGGGCGCGGCTGGTTGAACAATGGCAGAAAGCCTTTGCCGTTGACCCGACAAAGCCGCTGCTTAACACCGAGACCGAGACCCCGGCCGGGCAGCTTATCGACGGTCAGGCAATCCTGATAAATCAGAAAGACAGCGCGCTGCTCACGCTGGCCAACCAGCTAAACCCCAAAACGGCGGCGGGCGTTTTTCAGGACGCACTGGCAAACATTTACTTTCTGACACGGCACGTCGCCCAACCGACTTACGTCACAGGGAATATTAAAGGTGCTTATGGCACTATAATACCTTATGGCGCGCTGGTGCAGGACGTGAACGGGTACACGTTTCTAAATACCACAGTCACCACGATTGACGAGAACGGCACAGCTACGGCGGTTTTCCGCTGCACACAGTATGGACCGATTGAAGTAGGCCCGAATACACTTACAAAAATCATCACTGCCGTACCGGGCTGGGACAGTATCACGAATGACGCATCTGGCGTTACCGGCAGAAACAACGAGACGCAGGCCGAATTTGAGCAGCGGCGGGCTGAAAGCGTATCGAAAAACGCGCATGGCACAGCGTCGGCAGTACAAGGAGCGGTTAGCGACCTTGACGGCGTTGTTGCCTGTGAGGTAGTCGAAAACCGGGGCGATAACTTCATCACCAAAATGGGAGTATCTTTATCGCCGCATAGCCTGTATATTAGCGTATATGGCGGCGAGCCGGAAGACATCGGCAACGCTATACATCAAAAGATAGACGGCGGCTGCGGAACGAACGGCAACACTAAAGTCGATGTTATCGACCCAACGACGCAGGCCGAGAATACGTACTACTACCAGATACCCGAAACTATCAACATGGGTATATACGTTACTATCAGGAAAACATTATCCTTGCCTACAGATTACGAAAACCTGATAAAAAAGGCCGTGCTGGCCAACTTCAACGGCGAAACTATCGACTATAGCCGCGTCAAAATGGCCCAAGTCTTGTATGCCAGCCGCTTTTATAAAAGCGTAATTCAGACGGGCGTAAATGACTTCGTAGGCGTGGAGCTTCAATATCCTGCTGGCGGCAGCCGTGTAGATAGCATTGAAATTCCGGCGGATGAAATCCCGGTGCTTTCAGAAGATAACATAACCGTCGTTGCGCTGCTGGACGCTTAGGGGGTCAGAACATGGATTTTCGAGGCAATGAAGACGTAAGGGCCTGCGATAACATACGCGAGGAAAAGCAGCCGTATCTGCTTTCGCAGTATTCTGCAAGTCCTACCATTTACCAGATACTAGCCGACTTCCGGGAAAACATTGACCCCACGCCGGATATCTGGACCTTTTACGACAACGTATTTAACATTGCGACGGCGCAGGGCGTAGGGCTGGACATATGGGGCGCTATCATAGGCATGGACCGTACTATATATGACCAGTCAACCAGCACAAAGATAACACTTGATGATGAAGGATATAGGAAGCTGCTTTATTATAAAGCACTGGCGAACATCACAGACGCCAGCTTGTATACACTGAATTACATGATAAATCAGCTGTTTCCTGACTACAGTGTTACGGTTTTAAATGTCCTCGTCGAAAAGCAAACCGAAGATGGGATGTATTACAATTCGTACCCAATGCACGTCAGATTTCTTTTCAAGTCGTATCTGTCAGATGAAGACCTAGCTATATTCAAAGTTGGTGGCCCGCTGTGCGTAGGTGCTGGCGTCGGCTGGGATTTGGTAATGATAGATACATCGAACGTATTCGGCTTTGACGGCAGCGGATTACAGCCATTCAACTGTGGCGTATTTATGCCTGACGGCGGAATATTCGTTCCGGACGATGAAGAAACCATATCAGATTGAATGTTTCACGTGAAACATTAGATTGCGTCACTAGATTTTAAAAAGGGGCACAGACGGCGCGACGTGGCAAACCCTGCTCGAATTCATCGGGTCGCTGACGATGGACGAAGTGCAGGACGCTATAGACACGTCTATAGGGGAGATACCCAAACCGAAGCCGGTCAGCATGGGAGCTTATTCAACTGTAGGCAGCAGCGGCGTGGCCGCTACAGATGGCTTTATAACTTCAAAAAGTTATGATAACACATCTATAACGGCGTACGTCAACGGCCTACAAGTCATGCATACGGCAGGCCGTAGTAAATACGGCCAAGGTGCTTGTTCTATTTCTTTCCCGGTCCCTAAAGGGGCGTCATGGAGCGTTAGCGGCGCTAATTATGTAAGATGGTTGCCACTTTCTGAATAAAAAGGGGCGATACTATGAGCGTCAACGAACCGCTGTATAACTTTGCGCGGGCATTCGCAGACCGCGGTTCAAACACTGTAACTGTCAAGGTTAACGGAAATGTAATAGGTACTCTTAGTATGTCATGGAGCACTACAAAGGCAGGTTCAAAGGGCCACTATTGGGGAAACACAAAATCTAGTGCAGCAGCTAATACGTGGGCTTATAGTATCGAACAAGGTGCCACGATAGAGCTTACCAGCAGCGGCGGAACAAAGTTTAGCAGCTGCGCCCTACAGGTAACGCTTGGAAACTAAATCAATCAGAAAGGATGTTAGACACATGGAATATTACTCTAATGTTGTCAAGGCTATGATAGCGCGCAGCAATGCACGGGCGGCAGACATTGCCGACAAAATACAGGCCCGCGCTTATTATCAATTTCAATACGTTCCGCCAGCAGGACCACTGCCCGGCTGGTCAATGGAACAGCAGACAGAGGACGCTATAAATGAGATAGGCAACATCGCCTATTCGTCGGACGAGATAGCAAGGGAAGCGCGAGAGATTGCGCAGCAGGCTTACAACGCAGCGCAGGCAGCTATAGAAATGGCCACTAATGCCATAACAGCTGCGCAGAACGCACAGCAAACAGCGGATACTGCGCTTAATACTGCGAACACGGCAGTAAGCAAAGCGGACAACGCACAGGCCAGCGCAGACGCTGCACAGAAGGCGGCCGACGCAGCGCAGAAATCAGCGAACGACGCTCAAACGTCTGCTAACAATGCGCAGTCTACGGCTGATACTGCCATTAAAAACGCTTCACAGGCACTATCAGCGGCTAACGAAGCTAAATCGTCTGCCGACCAGTCTAACCAGCGATTAGACGTCTTGGAGCCTATAGTTGATACTCTGCGCTGGTACGAAAACATCACAGATAACATCGACTTCAATACACATGTAGAGCTGGAAAGGGCGTTCCTTCAAGGCACGGCCAACAAGAACGGCCCTGTTGCGGGTCCGGGCTGGCTGGATGTTGACGACGACTATAATGAAACCTATATCCGGCAGAAGTTTATCGCACGGGCTAACGGCGCATGTTATGTTCGCTTCGGCACCATTGTACCCGACAGTAGCCCTATCGAGGTAAGCAGCTGGACAGGCTGGGTAAAATATGCGCTGGCCAGCGAATTGACTTCTGCGGTCAAAACGATTAATAACAGTATCACATCAATCAACGGAGAAATCACCACTATCAAGGGTGATATAACAAGCATTGAAGGAGATATCACAGAACTGCAAGGAAGCCTTGGCAGCGCCGAGGGCAATATTACGACCGTAAAAAATGCGCTGGACGCGCATAAGGCCGATTACAAGAACCCGCATAAAGTAACTGCCGCACAGCTGGGACTAACGACGGTTTATAAATACAAGGGGTCCGTTGCTACCTACGCCGATTTACCGACTACAGGGCAGAAAGTAGGCGACGTGTGGAACGTTGAAACGGCAGACCCCAACCACGGTATTAAAGCAGGGGACAATGTAGCATGGGACGGCGCACAATGGGATACTCTAGGCGGCAACCATGATTTAAGTGGATACGCTCAATTAAATTCAGCCAATACCTTTACCGCTTCAAATGCTTTCAGAGCAAACATTGCTGTATCGAATGGGACAAAGGCAGGTAGCAGTGGCAGTATAAGTTTGGGCATTTCTCCAGCAGATGAACCAGTACAAACGAGAATAAGTACAGACAATTTAGGTGGATTATTTTATCACGCAAGCACAAATCAACCTCATGTATTTAGAATTGGAACGAATAATAATGTGTTTGTCATACGTGAGGATGATACGAAAGTAGCTTTTTCTAGCAATAATAATCCCATTGCAACGGTCACACATGATGGTGTTGCGAAGTGGTTAGGTAATGCAAAAACAGCTACGAAACTAGAAACCGCCCGCACTATTAACGGTGTACCGTTCGACGGGACGCAGAACATCACGATAGAAGCTGGACAAGGTACATTCTTGCCCCTGACAGGTGGAACGGTTACAGGACCGATTTACTTACCGTCTGCTACTCCCACTACCGACACGCAGGCAGTCACCAAAAAGTATGTTGATGACAGCGTGGCCGGGGCTGGTGGCGGCGACGTCACGGCGGCTGGAGATAACTACTTTACAGGAAAGAACACATTTAATAGACCTATAACAGTGAGGGACGGCGAACTTGCTGGCATTGGTGGAACTATCACATTAGGCACGAAGCCTAATAGCGCAACAACGCAAGCAAAGATAAATTCTGCTGCCACCGGAGCAATGTATTATACAGCTACAGAAGGACTGGCACACTTTTTCAATGTTGGCACAGCAGAAGTTGCCACAATAGGCGGCACTGCAACGACGGCTACACTTGACTTTTTAGCTAATAGTATTCTAAAGTATAGCACTTCAAGTGGTTTAAGAGTAGGTGGCGGCGGTACAAGCCAAATCATAGGTTTTTACCCCGAGGCAGCCGATAACACGGCAGGTATGCGGCTTTCAAATCAAGCAGAAGCCATTAGCACTGACTACAGTATATTTTCTTTACAGAATAATCCTGCTATCAGCTATACGAAAAATGCAGCCTTGCAAGTTGGAAACTTTAAGATATTAGAAGTTGACAGAAATAACAATAATGTAACTATAAAGGCAGACAGTAATGGGCAGATACTATTCACGCCGAACAACCTAGCCAGCAACACAAGCAGCATTGATAGCAATGGTAACTTTTATATATCACAGGGCTTAACGGTTGGCTCAACGTTAAATACTGGCACGTCTAACGGCGTTATTCGAGCTGGGAACAATGAAAGCTGCCTTTACTTTACAGGTACTGCGGAAAATACTTACTACGCAACGCCGAATACTGGTAATACTATCAGTTATCAATCAGCGGCTAACATCTATTTGATTAACGCCGCAATAAATAAAGCAACAAGTCTTACGATGAATTTTTCGGGGATGAACTTCAAGGCCACTGTAGGCAGCACGCCATACATGTGTAAAACTTTGACTTTCTGGATTCCAACTGGCGCAACTGCACCTACTGTTACATGGAAGTTCCCGAGCGGTGCAAAGGTTTACTACCCGAAGGGCGTAGCTCCGGCATTGACGGCGAACGCCAACAACATCATTAACGTGGTCGCTATCGTTGATGATACGGATAGCTTTAGTATCCAAGTCTGTGACGTGGTAGCGTTGCCATATAGCGGCTAAAAGGAGAGTGAGAATATGAAGTACACAAGAACAGTATACGTTTATAAGGGAGAGCAGTATAAAACTATCACCGAGATACGCCGTTTGCCGGACTTGATGAATACCTCTATCCCGAATAACCCGACGGATGAACAACTTGCAGCGCTGGGCGTAACGCGCGAGGAAGTAATGGTGTCACTGGCAGAAGCGAAAAGTATCAAGCTTAACGAGCTGTACGGGATTTATGAGCTCCTGCGTGATAAGCCAACGAAGTACAAGCAGGGCGACAGGACATTTTACTTCGACCGCACGGCCGCGGATATTAACAAATTCAATTCGGCCTATAGCGTAGCTCAAATAAAAGGAGAGCAGGGCTTTGGGGTCAAGGACGAAGAAGGTAACAGTGTATGGGTGATGTTGTCGAAGTCCGACTTTGAAAGCGTACTGCTTATTAGCAGCAACGAGCAGACGGAAGCATATAACACCTTCTATGCGCTGCGTAACAAGGTGGAAACGGCCGAAACGGTCAAAGACGTTATAGCGATTGTTTGGCCAAACATCTGGCCAGAAAGCAAATAAAGAAAAGGCCCCGAATTTCGGGGCTTTTTTTTATGTAAAGGCGAAATAAAAGTGTTGACAATGTATATAGGGGGGGTATATAATATAGGCATAGAACATAGAAAGGAGTGATTACGTGCAAGTAAAAAGCGATATAATTCAGGACGTTATAAACCAAGCTAAAACAGCAGTTAGAAACTTCGGGGAGAACGCACAAGTTGAGCTTCCGGCCGAACTGGTCAAAAACATCTGCCAGAACTTGAACGCCGAACGGTATCGACTGGCCAAGCTCAACAAGAAGTATTCAGCTTTAAAACAGCAAGTAAAAAAATGAGGTGAAAAGATGTTAGGTAAGTATATCAATCAATTTATGGCCGACAACGAGCTATCAGTCAACGAAGAATTTTTCATAAAAAACATGGATGGAAATAGGGTACTAATCGGCTGTGCTGACTGTTACAAGATAGAAGACGTTGACGGCGGAATATTAACAGCTGCCGTAATGAACGAAAAAGATAAACCGCCTGCTATGCTTTTAGAATCTGCGCTTATCGACCTGTTAAGGGAAAACTACTTCATGGATTAAAAGGCAACAAAAATTCGTCTTTTAAAAACAAACCTTTGCCAAAGAAAAACGGCAGTCAGTGTGATATATGGGTATATTGCCCTGACAATCCGTATGCGAACAAGAGCGGTCGAGTCAGATTACATAGACGTATCGTTGAAATATATGCAGAACATTTTGAACGAAAGTTTTTTGATGAAGTAAACGGCAAACTTTATCTAAAAAAGCACCTATACGTCCACCATATCGACGGCAATCATAATAACAACGAGTTCACTAATTTACAAATTGTTACCCGCGCAGAACATAGGCGCCTTCATAATTTAATGAAGGCGCCGACAAGAGATATTCTTACGGGTCGCTTTATAAAAACAAAAGGAAGTGATAAAATGCAAATTAAATTCAAAAGAACACACCCGGACGCAAAAACGCCATACCACGGAACCAAAAGTGCCGCCGGGTATGATTTGTACGCTGTAAGCGTCGAAGAGTTACCACATAACGTTATCAAGTATCATACGGGCATAGCTGTAGAAATACCAGAAGGGTATGTTGGTTTAATTTTTCCTCGTAGCAGCATAATAAAACAAGGTTTATCTATGTCAAACGCTGTTGGCGTCATCGACTCTGATTTTAGGAACGAAATGTCAGCCGTATTTTATAAAAACTCTGACAGCGAGGTATACAAGCCGGGCGACCGAGTTTGTCAGCTGGTTATCATGCCTATTCCTGCTATCGAGTTTATAGAAGTGGACGAGCTTTCAGAGACCGACAGGGGAGCTGGCGGCTTCGGAAGTACCGGAGTGAGGTAAGTATGACTAATTTGGACAAAATGCGTACAATGTCCCCGGAAGAGCTGGGGACATTTTTGTCAAACCTAGTAACTATAGAGGATTGTTTTGAATGCCCTATACGCGATGTTTGCAATGAATGTATGGTAAACCCCAACAACGAGGCATTTCACACATGCGAACTGTCGTTTTATCACTGGCTGCAACGGGAGTATAAGCCGGGATACTTTGAAAACCAATAGGAGAGTAGCGCCATGATTACCGCAGAAAGCAAAGCAAAGTTATTTGAAAAAACCTACGACGCCTATTTGCTAGCGCAATCTGTGACGCGCGTCTATGGCGTTGAAAGCCCCCCGGTCAAAGCGCAATGAAAAAGCTGCGCGCAGAGATGAAAGCCTGTAGTGACAGGGACTTGCTGGAAGAATACTTAGACTATCAGGACCGGGAGAATAAGCGGATAGAATCTATCTGGGGAGAGTGGTAAGCTTGCGTAACTATGATTACAAAGAACAGATACAACGCCGGAAAGAGCTTCAAAAAATGGACTTTATATCTGGCGTACAGGCTGGGCGATTGATTAGGCACTTTCTTAATACGTTCGAGCCTGATATAACCGTAAAACGCTTTAGAAAGCGCTATAAGGAACTGCAAAAAGACCTTCGGGAAGATGTGCCGCACAAGGTACTATATAGCAGCAGGGGTACACGGTATTACTGGTTGCAGGAAAACGTGCTATCCTTTCTGCGTAATCGAATTAATATAAAGGCAGAAGTCAAATGAAAACGGCATAAATAAAACCCCTCGAATTTGAGGGGTTTTATTATTTCTTCCGGGCCAGCGGCCGACCTATACCCGGTTGGCGGCAGTCATTACAGTATGTATACATTCGCTTCCCGTCCGGTCCTTGGCGGTGATTAGAAACCGACCAGCCAGAATCACGGGCAAAGGTTATCAGTTTTCCCATAGTAGTAAATTTCGTTTTTAATAATTTACCGCAGTTTTCACAGACACAACCTGCTATAAACACTTAAATCACTCCTTATTTATTCGATAATGCTTTATTGCGGCAAGACATGCAAAGCGCCTTACCTGTCTTTTCTACTGATATCCTGCGCACAGTTTGCGATATCTCGACGCCACAATTTAAGCACATATACGAACTAGGCGCGCTTCTGACATTTACAGCGCCAGAATTGCCATTAGAAGGCTGCGTAACCTGCCGCGCTTGTGATTGCCCTTGCTGGGACGGTTGAGCGCTCCTAGAAGCGCCCTGTGCGTTCTGTGTAGGTTTTTGAGTATATTGTACGGGTGCCTGCGCGGCTTCCGGGTGCTGCTGGAGATAAGACGCTTTTAAACTGGCCGGATAGAAGAAACGGCCGTAGCCGTTGGCGTCCAAAATAACCAGTTCTGTAATCTCTCTATCATCGTTATAGGCGATATGCCCAACGTGGAAGCTTACCCCAAAAGCGATTTTGATTTTTTTACCGTCTATAGACGCTTCGTTCTTGGCCAAGTTAAATGTGATATTCGGCGCTGTATAAAGTTCGCGACCAGAACCCCAATTTACAGCGGCCCTTTTAAAGCAGTCAGATGCACGGCCTTTTTCTGCCTGATAGTTGGACGCTACACCTACGTCTTCTTTGCAGACCCAACATTTTTTGTCGTGGTCCCATACCTCAATCGAACAGAAAAGCTCGTTGTTTATCAGCGTGTGTTTGCGCTGCCAGTTCATCGGCCCGAACATTGCGTCAAGGTACTTCATATCAACACGGGCGTTTTTATAAAGCAGCAGCCGACATTTGACGTATGAGCTGTTGTTATAGTTCATCTCCCGCAAGTCGTCGATACGTACATCTATATCGCTGGCTTTCAACAGCGGGAACTTGATTTCATCAGTCATAACAATCACCTACCCTTTATTTGATATTTTAAGTTCGATACCGTGATGATAGTAAGCCTCTTTAATCGCCATTGCGTAAACGTCTGGCGGTGGGGAATCCTGCCCCGCTATGCCGTATTCTTCACACAGCTGACGGAATGTGCAGCCTATCTTTTCATTCATCACAAGCGCAACAAACTTTTGGAGCGAGTTTACAACGTAGACTTCATTAGGTCCGTAAGGCTTTTTGTTTTTGTCCATGTGTCGAAGACATACTAACATCAGAACACCCCCAACACTAGAATCAATACAAACAGCCAGAATTCAGGTTCATATACACGCCTTGGATTTAATATGAAAAACACTACATCGGCCAAAGCGTCAATCACACGCCAGAACGGCCGAGCGATAAAACTATCATAGGCCACGCACAACAAGCCTATCCATATCCATTTTTTACTTACTTTATTCAAATTATTCACCTGCCTTTGATATGATTATACAACTTTAGTACCAAATAATCAAGAGGGGGTATAAAATAAATTTTAAAATATAACCCCGACCGACAAGCAGCCGAGGTCATACCGGAGGAAGAATGAAAAAATGAAGGGAGAGAGGCAGACAAGTTAGCTACCGTTATTAATATAACACATAAAAAGAAAAGCGCCATTCTCCGAGTACGAACCAGAGATGGCGCTTTCCCCGTCTGGAACACCGCTTTATACTACCCTTGTTCTGGGTCCCTGTATCAAAGCGCAGACTAATTGAAGAACGATATATTTATTAGGAGTTGCACAAGTAAATTTTAACCCCAAACCGTGGCAGTGTCAATATAAATTTTTTTCGTGTAAGAAAATCCGCGAAAAACGGAGTAAAACAGAGATTAGCGGAGATTTTGGGAGCTGGGGGGGGAAGAGATGCGCTAAAATTTAAGATTGACGCTTCCGGCGGCAGCGACTATAATCAAAGAAGGCAAAAAAAATAGAAGCCGTTTTAAAATGCTCGCTAGACATTTAAAACTTCAAACCGTTTAAAACTTCAAACTGTGACTTCAAACTGTGACTTCATAAGGCCAGTGTATACCGGTTTATGACTTCTACAACTATCTGAATCATGGAGCCTACTTTAGTTTTACCCAAAACAGGGCCGGTTTTGGCTTCTGTAACTATTCTATCAATACCAACATATATTGTCAACATTCATCTAAAAGAAAATGGCGACTTTATCTAAAACTAAATAACAGAAACCGCTTAACAGCGACTAGGCGTACACAGACCTAGTATAAAAAACTGTTGGTCCTGCAATGTGCCAAGTATATAAAATCGTTGCCCCGCATGTATGAGCGCAGATATAAGTACATGTGCTGTATAGGTTATGATAAAGGGCCTATACAGGCGAGACGGCAAAGGCCTATCGTGGTACCGTGTGCAGCGGTTAGGGAGCCATACCCTATAAAATGCACGGCTGGCGGCTACGGGTGCGAAAGCACGGGGGAAAAGCACAGAGCTAGGACGTAGAGGTGTGATGATGTGCAGTATTTGCCAAAACCTATACAGCGACGGCGGGGACTACCGTCTTTACTTTATAGAAAATCCCTTATTTACGCGATTAAGACATACTATATACTTGTCTTTTTCGTGGTAAGGGGTTTCTATGCCTACCAGCTCAAACAGGGACATCAAAAACCATCAAAGCCTGTGGACAAATGCACTATAGTATATTAATATATACTTATGTAGATACACGCAAGGAGAGTGCAAAAGATGAGTCAAGACAGAAGATATGAAGATACTTTCAAAGTCCTGCCCAAATGGACAGCAGGCAGAAAGTTACTACTAAAGAAGCTGGAAGCAGCTACACCGCTTAATCGGTTTATAATTAAGAAGATTTACAGCGAATACAGCAAGAAAGGTATTTGGCCTGCTGAACTTGCACGACGTTCGGGTGTAAGATATGGCACACTGTCCAAGTTTGAAGTAGGCAGAACAGAAACCTTGTCGATGAAAAACATCGCTAAAGTTGCCAGTGGCTTAGGAATGACCGTTTCAGAGTTTTTCGAGGGGCTGGAAGACGAGCCGGGATATAGTGAATATATCGACAGGGAGAAAAATTTAAAATAAAAGTGTTGACAATGTATATAGGGGGGTATATAATATAGACATAGAAAGGGGGGGAACAATAGACGAGACCCAATAAAAGAATAATAATACAGAAGGTACGAAAAATATTAAGCTGTAATATAACGGCTGCTACATTTATCCTGTATGGAATATGGCTTGTATATTTATTAGTAAGGTGGATTGAATGAAGAAAAAAGAGATGTTTTTGTTAGCTTGTCTGGCTATCGTCATGCTGGCAGCAGCCGCAGCTGTTATCTCCTTTGGGTGGAGCTACGGCGGGGCATTGGCAGAAGCCATTGTTGAGCGCGATATATGGCGTTCAGGTATGATTGTGAGGTGATGTAAAGTTGCCAATGATAAAACAGTATGACTACGTAAACGCTTACTGCGTGAGCGTGGCCAACCGTGAAGACCTAGAAAGTGTAGTAACATTCGCTTACAACTATAGTGAAGCCAGAGCATTAGCGAAAAAGTTTTTTAAAGAGCGTGACAAAAGTGTAGGATATTCGCTTCTACGAGCGCAAAAAATAATCGGTGACGTTCCGAAAGACCTCAACGGCAAGTTGTGCGCCAGTAAGACAGATGAAGGATATTCGCTTTTAGAAAAAAACGGTTACGCTTTTGAGTGATTAGTTAGGGGGTCAGGGAATGAAGGTATTGGATAATTTAAGAGAGACATTGGGCTATGGTGGCGTTAAACTTCCAACGCTCAAGGAAGTAAAGCCGCAACATCCGCTTGGCAAGTTTAGCGACTATGAAGACGCTTTAGACGAACTTTGCGTAAATGCTTTGGCAAAGCTTACGCCGGAGCAGCGGGAAATCATCTTCCGGCGTTGCAGCCGTAATATTAGAAGCTGGGAAAAGATGAAACACTTACATGCTTTTTTCGGAGTTGGCGGCTTTCACAGGTTTTACATTAAAGACTATGTTGGCGGCGCTGCAATGCTGCTTACCGGTGGCGGCTTATTAATCTGGTGGATAATTGACAGGTTTAAGATGAAAAAGAAACTCCAAGAATACAATTCAGACATTGTTATTCAAGCGTTGGACGACAAAGGTTATATCTAAAAATTGAAAGAGGTGTAGGCTTGTGATTATTACAAGAGAAAATATCAAGGAAGAAGCTTCAAATTTAAACGATGAAATTTTAAATTTAGAGAAAAAATATGGGGTCAACATTATTGCACTGGCACAAGTTGAAAGTTTGGACACAGAAGAAGTAAGTAACTATTTAGTCATGGCTAACCGGGTAAGTCTCAACAGGTGTGTTAATAGCGTTGTTCAATTAGTGCAGACGGCGCAGGACGGCTTTGGCATTAAACCAGAGATGTTTTTTGCAGAAGCAATCAAAAGAACAGTAGGTAATGAAAGGGTTTTTTATGATGCAGATGAAGAAGTCCCCCCCCGAAAATGCGGGTGAGACTTTTAAGAAAATGTTGATAAAAGAGGTCGTAGAAAATGAGCATTGACGAGGCCAGACGGGAAGCGATAATCAATAAGCTTAAAGAGCTTGAAGAATTTTTAGAACCAGAAGGCGCGCATTTTGTTCTACATCTCTTTACTAGCAGAGACGTTACAGAAGAAAGCTACAGCCTGTATAACAACTGTAGCTTGAAAATTCTGGCCATGTCTCAAGCGAGAATTGAAAACTATATCGAACAGCTTGGCAAGATATCGCTAAAACACCATAAAGAAAACGTGGAGCTTATGAAGCTTGTGGATAAATTAATCGAAAGCATACAATCTGGCAAAGAACTGTCCACAGAGCTAGAGGGCGACATGATAGAACTGTTGAAGGCTTTAAAGGCCGAACGAAACGACGCAGGCAGCAAGAAAAATTTATATAACTAATTAGGGAAGTGTATAGCAGGCCACACAAGTGGCCTGCCTTGCTGTAAGAAAGGGGAATAAAAATGACTACTACCAGTAGGACCAGCAGAACCAGAAGAAGGAAGAATACCGGAACATTAAATGTCAAGATAAACGCCTGCCAAGAGTGCGGGAACAAAAAGCCCCGGCTTAAAGTTGACAAGAATTTTTTCATCCAGTGTGAAAGCTGTGGCAAGGTTTTATATGGCAGCGTACAAGATGGCATATTGGAGCTTGTTAAAAAGTGGAATGCGAGAAATAGCGGGAAATGATTAATGTCAGGAAGGTTAAGGCAGCAGGTTTATGTGATTGCTGTGATAAGAAAAAGGCAGCATATGAAGTGTATTGCCGCATATCTTTAGGAAGTTTTTTTATCCCAAGCAGCTACAAAAATAGTCAGATATACCTATGTGAACCATGCCTAAAAAAGCTTTCAGAAAAAATCGCTAAACAGCTACAGAATGAAGGTGATTGAGTGTTTAATGAAGAAAGAATGGTTGCAGACGGTACTATATTATTTGCCGTTTACGACGAGGACGACCCGGAGAAAAAGCCCATATTAAAGCTGGATAGTAAGAAGACAGCTAAGGTTATAACAGCGTTACTTAACGCCGATAGGGAACAGAAAAGCAAATTCTCGCTGGCGTGTATGGATGCTGCCAAGAGACTTGGTTGTTGTCCAGCCTGTGAAAGCTCTAACGTTGAATCAGTTATGCTTCTGTGTTATCCACCTATTATTGATTTAAGGTGTAAAAAATGCGGGTGGCGGTCAAGGTAATTTGCAAATTGCATTTTTTGCAAATTGCAATTTCTGTCGCTAGTCCTCTGCGAATTGTTTTTGCACAGCTCCCTACGATATAATAAATAAAAAGAATCGTAGGGGGCTTTAACATGGCTGAAACGTGGAATAATATAAGATATGTTCTAGACAGATTTTTTAAGGTCGATATATGGGCATATGCCGTAGTGATATGGACTTTGGGCAACGAGATTTTCGGGCCGAATTTTTGGGGCGTCGTTATATTAGCGCAGCTGATGATAGTCTTTGATACCATACTTAAATGGGTGTACTTGAGTAAAAAGTATATCCATGACACGTATCAGCCGAACGACCCGCTAGAAAACATCAGTCTGCGAAAAGCGATTTGTTATTTTTTCAAAAGCGAAACATGGCAGAAAGGCTACCTAGAAAGCCGGGGCTTTAGCCGCATACTTGAAAAAATGCTGCTTTACAATGCAACAATCATAGTAGCCTTTTATGCCGCCAAAGTCATACCGCCCATACACGCATTAGGTATAAATCTAGTCGCTTCCGACATTCTGCCGGGAAGCGTGTCAATAGTTATTTTTATGGTCGAAATGACCAGTATCAACGAGAATCTAGTTGAGCTGGGCTATAGCAGCATAGCTAACGCAGTCAAGCGTGTGCTTGACTATATGTTGGATAGAGTGTTTCCGAAAAGGGGGAATTGATATGCAGATAAGCCGCGAAGATTGCAAGCTGGTAACGCTGACAGACATTGCAGCAGAAGCTAGAGCGTGTTCAGCGCATACCGTTACTGGACACTGGACAGCTGGCAGATACAAACAGTATTTCAATGACTATCATCTGCTGATAAATGACGACGGCGAAATACTGATGCCGAATGGCGTTACATTAGACAGCGTACTTGCGCATACCTACGGCCGCAATACCGGGAATATAGGGGTATCAATGTGCTGCTGTCTGGACGCTATCATTTACCGGGACGGCAGCGTCAATTTTGGCAGTGTGCCGCCAACGTTCGCACAGATTGACGCCATGGCAAAAATCGTTGCCGTTATTACCAAATGCGCGCCAAAAATGGCCCCATTCGGCGTGACTGCGAACACCTTCCGGACGCATAGCGAATGGGCCGAAATGGACGGCTACGGCCTGTATAGCGGCGACGCTGATATGCGCTGGGACCTGATAAAGCTGGAAGACCTTGGGGCGGACGAATACACGAAGCCCGGCGGCGACGTTATCCGCGGCAAAGCTATCTGGCATACCTTCAATAACTCCGACGTCTATAACCTTTTGCAACCGTGATGACAGAAAAGAAGGGTGTGTATAACTTGTGGATAGTGTGGATAAAAAAGGCTTTAAGGACTATCTGTATTCTGCTTTGCCTTATCTGCTCGTTGCCGCAGTCGGCTTCTGCGTCGGCGCCTACGTCACCGGATGGCGGACGGGTGATAACGATAACGCAGGAAGAATTGACGAGCTTACAGCAGATATTCAGCGAATTGAGCAGCAGCAATCAGCTATCGCAGAAACGTTACAGCGAGCTGTTGGCGCTATCGAACGAGCTGAACAGCATAGTGCAAGCATTGCAGAAGGAATCAGCGAGCTTAAAGACCGAGCTGGAAACATCCAAGCAGGAGCAGCAGAAGGCGTTGGAGCAGCAGAAAGAGACGGCAAGCTTATTGAACAAGGCCAACGAATCATTGCAGAAGTACAACGCCGAAATGAAGAAGCAGCAGCGGCGGCTAAAAGCTGAAAGAAATATTGCTATTGGCGTGGCCACGGCGGCCGTTATCATGGCGGCCTGTAAATAAAATCAAAAGGGAGAATGAAAAAACATGAAAGCATTATCTGTAGAGAACTACCAGACTACCCAAAAAGAAAGCCTGAAAGCTCAAAGCTTGGCTGAATGGTCCGTAAGTGCCTGCATGAATTCGGCGGTAACTATCCTTACAAAACTCGACCGGATAACGGCAGAGGAATTGATTAAAGCACGTGATATGTTGGACAAAGCTATCTTGTCAGCCGTAGAACGTGACGCACTGGCCAAAGTCAATTATAAAATCGCAACCATGATTGTAGATATGCCGGATGAACAGGCTCCGGAACAAGCAGCAGAAATGCCTGTAATCCTGGAATGTGAAGAAGAAGCAGGAGAAGAACCCGTAAAAGAGTGCGAATAATCTAAAGCCCCGGACTTCCGGGGCTTTTTTATGTAAAAGGCGAAATAAAACTGTTGACAATATGCAGAGGGGGGTGTATAATAAAGCGTAGAAAGGAGTGAATAACGACGAAAAAGACAACAGTATATTTCTACGAAGGGGGCAAAAAGCGAGTTATGACTAACGTGTATAAGAAAGAGTTTTACGTTGGCGGCGAAAAGGTCAAAGTTGGCATTTTAAGCACCAATCCAGATGAAACATGGCTCATTAATGAGCTGGATAACATTTTGTGTGAAAAATGCCAGAATATCGACGGTCAACTGATATTGAATAATGAGTTCTTTTCTTTGGCGGTCCGCAAAGTTAAGGAGATTTTAAACTACCAGAACGAAAAAGCGGATAACGAAGAAAACCCTGTTTATTACAAATTTTACAGAGACGGGTACAATGGTGCGATATGGATGGTGTGACAACAGTTATAGTATCTGTGATGTTATCCGCACTGGCGGCACTCGTCACGTGCGTATTGCTGGCAAGATTTGATGTCAACGGTCGCATGGCCACCGCAAAAAACGGCGGCCAGCAATCTAAAGCCGTCGGGCAGAAGCGGGAACGCTATATATTATACATTCCCCGTAAAGGATACTTTTGTTTCATCGAAGAAGATAACCGCCCAACGTTCGCCCTGTCGCGCCGTGACGGCATGATAGAACATTTTGAAAACATGAAAGAAGCAATGCTGATTGTCAGCAGGCTTAAAGCGAAACGATATCAGATTTTAGACGTCAAGGGTAACGTGGTAAAGAAAGGTGGATAACATGGCGGCAGAACCTTTTGTTTTATGGGGCGTATCTATAACCGTAAGTATAGCCGCCGCTGTGCTTTACTATAAATTCAGGGGGTACTGAACATGCTTACGCTGCTTACAGAAAGGCATATCTGCGTTTATAAGCGCGATATAGATAATGCTTTGGGAAAGTACAGAAAATATATGGTAGGTGAAGCGGAGCTGATGAACGGCGCCATAAATGAGTTTGTAAACGCACGTTTTTTTATACAGACATTTCTTGACCTTGGCGAAATTATGGCGGTAGTTTACTATAGGCCTATTGAGCGTTTTGGACCGCGGACGCCGTGGGATGTCACTGTCTGGGACAAGGATATGAAGCTCATGGCCGGGATAAGCTGTCTGCCTGCCGCCGCAGAAGTAGAGCGGTTTTTAACAGACGCGATTAAAAAATACGGAAGAAGGGTAAACTATGGAGATAAGCGAAAAAGACATTGAGTATTTAAAATACATGGAGCGGACAGACTTGTTTTATCGCGCCATGCCAAAAGATATAACGGACGAGAAAAATCTTATCTATGGCCAGCTGGTACAGTTTGGCAAAAAACTGTATATTGTAAACTACGAAGACTGGAAAAGGCGAGGGGCGACACCCTTCGGCAGTCCGGCCGGGGCAATGGGTATATACTTCGGCGAGTACGCCATTGAAGTAGACCCGCTGACAGTCCAAAGATTTATAGGCGTCTATGCAAAGAACCTAAATTCTGCGCGCATTCCGCTGTTTGTCGGAGACTACATAACCCAAAATATCGAAGGGGAAACATGCTTGTTTCGCATTGAGCTAGATTTATTTGAAGGCGTTTTCAAAGCGGCGGCAAAAGTGCGTCTGCCGCTCCCGCGCAAAGAAATCGAAGATGTACTAATCATCGGAAACTACTGGGACGACCACGATAAATGGGAGCGTAGATTGTGGACAGGGGCAAAATGATATATACTGAATTAAACGGCATTCGTGACGGCAAAACATGTGGCGTATTCTACAGATATCTACATCGGCGAATGTGGAACTGGCTCGCCGACACGCACGGGCGGAAGTATAAAAAGGACTGGCCAGAATGGGCGATTAATGGCGGCATAGTGCCGATGGCTGAAAGTTACTGCTTTGCCTGTGCTGCCACGGATTCATGCAGTAACTGCCCGATTGATTGGAATTACAAAGATGTAGAAGCCATGCTTCCGGATATGCCACAGTGCTATAAAAAACCTAAATTTAGTTTCAACACTTGTGGCGCATGGATTGCGGCTTATACATATACTGCCGGGACATATGACCTTAACCCCGGCTACAGCGAACGTATCGCCAGAGCTATAGCCGAAGCACCGATAAAAACCAGCTATCGCGGGCGCATACTCGAATACGATAGCGACTATATGGCCTTGAAAGGAACGTTATAAATTGCGGAATTGTTTAGAATGTTTTAGATTACATAGACATAATGGAGTAGTTTTCTGCCCGTTTCTGGGCTTAGCAGAGTGCATTTTTGGTGCTCACTACATCCCGGCGGACTGCATAAAGCCAAAGCAGGCGGCGGCAGTAACCCCCCCCGCCGACAATACAGACGAGCGCAGCCGTTGAGCAGGACAATGAAAGAAATTACAACGAATTCAGGGAGCTTGAAAAAAATCCAGAGTATAAGCCATTTAAAATGCGTACTATATACCCTTGGCGGGAGCTGCACGACGAAATATTTAATCTTATTCGGGCAGGCATGATTTATAAAGATGTTGCCGCCAAAGTGGGAGTACCGCCAGAGAACCTAAATGGCTACGTTTCCCGGTATAAAGTAAGAAGCTGATAGAAAAAGCACTGTGAGGATTTCTCACAGTGCTTTTGTTTCACGTGAAACATTGCCCGTCAGTCGAGCACGTTTTTATGTCGCTTGAACTTGTTGTACACGTCCCATATGATACTATCTTCGTCATTTTCGACGACTGAAAGAACGAGAACAGAAAACGGATTATCGTTTGTATAGCGCTTATGAATAGTAGTAGTGATGATTTGGCTATCGTTAACGAACGCTACGCCTTCTGCGCTATCTGTGATAGCCTTGTACAGGTTATCGTTGTCAGGTTTAACTATGGGGTAAGCTGCGCGCTGGTCGACCAGCTCCCAAAACTTTTTTGTTCTGGACGCAGGCACGGACAGGAAGCAATATAAATCAGCCCGAAGCGGCGTTTTCTCTTTGAAGAAACCTGCCTTGCTGCATTCTTCTTGTATGCGCAGGGTGCAATATTGGCGGTAGGCCTGCATTTTGTTACTGTAGCGGCCAATGCGGCGGCCGCCGTTAGTCCAAAACTGCGCCGCCCTTTCTTGCGGTATGGCGTTGCCGCCGAGAACGATATAAACACAATCAGAATTTTTTAGTTGTCTCATTTTTTGGGGAACCTTCTTTTCAATATTCTTCTTCCAGTTCTTTTAGCGCCTGCGGATTAAGCTGTATTTCTTTTTCTATTAAGTGGTCAATCGTGACGTTAAATACTCTGGCCAGAAGCATAATATAATAGACGTTGGTTTTTAAAAGTGACCTTTCCCCGCGTTCGTAGCGGTCAAGTGTCGTGGGACTGATGCCGGTCAAGTCATTTAATTCCGTGCGGCTATAGCCGTATAACTCCCGGTAAAAAGCTATAACGCTGCGGCACTTGGTCAGGCGTTTCGGCTCAATGGTGATATCATATTCCCGCAGCATTTCGGGGATATCGTCAACATTGTTGTCCGTAACAGTCAGTGTGCAGTTTTGGCGGTTGGTAATAGTCACCAGAACGTTATAGCTGTTGTTTGATACGTTCAGGCGGTTAGAATGGGGGATAAATGTAAGCTGCTCATTGATACGGTTCATCAGGCGCGGTATGGGCATATAAAGAGTATCAACTAATGAGTGCGTAAATTCACTTGCTTCGGCAAAGTCCTTGCAGGTGTAGAGCTTGTATACCATACTTCCGTCAGGACGATTAGTAACGACGACGCTACATCTTGACCCAACATTCAGCAGGTAAGCCCTACAGGGCGGAAAATCCGCCTTTCTGACGCCTTTTATAACGTCGGCGCATGTGTTATAGCCTATGCACGCTGAAAAGCCTGATATAGCGGCTAATTGGTCCGCTACGGTTTGGCTATCAGACAGGCCTAGTAAGTCCCGCAGTTCCCCCGGCTCGCATGTTTTACAGTTCATTTTTATCCCCCCCGGTGCTATCTTCTTCAAGGCCCTTGAACGGATTGAACGAAAAAGCTATCTGGCAGCGGTTTACCTGCGTGTAATCGTCGAGAAACTTCATCTTCCAGCCGAGGTACAGGCGGACCCGGAACCAAGGGCAATACTGCTTGCAGTAGTAGAAGGACCAAGGGGCGAGAAAGCCGGGAACATAGCTAAACCATTGTTCGTTGTTGAGTTCCTTGATTTTCCGCAATACTTTGACCTTTGAAAAGTCTACCGCCCGGCCGGTGACATAGTAGCCGAAACCGTAGGCATTGTTGCGCATAAGCCACAGCAGGCGGCAGAAATAACGCTGCACACGTTCTTTTGTGGTAAAGTCGTTATACCAGAGCTGCACGAAGCCGGGACGCATATAGCCGTCGCCTTTCATCTCGTAGTGATAAATATAGTGACTGTCGAAGTCATAACGCAGGAACTTAGGGACGACTTCGAGCACCTGCCAGCGGATATCAAGGGGGTTATCATAAGTTTGCCATAGTTTGAACACTTTAGGCAGCTGCCCTTTTTCGTCAGCAAAAATGACGACAAACCAGTTAGTTAAATAACATAATACAGTAAAAATCAGGTCAAGGCACACATACAAAAGCCAACTCATTACAAACACCGCCTTCTAAAAGTTATATAACAATATTATATCATGTATAGTTAGAATATTCATAATATCTACTCTTGTGTTATAATGGAACAAATAGACAGATGTTTCACGTGAAACAATAAAGTGGGGTGAAGATGTTGAGAAAGAAAAAGGAAACGCAGCAGATAACGCCGGAAGCCATAGCGGCCGAGCTGGAAAAAGTAAACCTTGACGCTTCGACGCCGGAAGAAGAAAACAACTTCTGGGAAAAATATGAGGAGCAGCAAGAAAAGATAGAAAAGCAGCATAGGGGGCGCGTTCGTGTCTCTCAAGAGGATACTAAAAAAGGCGGCTCGCCTAAAGAGGATATAGCGACGGTAACCAAAATCAGACCGGGGTACGTGCGCGTAGCGTCCGACCAAGAAAAGAAATTCTGCCGTGAGTACATGAAGACCTTCAATGCGAAAAAAAGCGCGCTGGCGGCAGGCTATGGCGACACATACGCGGCTAAACGGGCGTATATGATACTGCGGCGCCCGTGGGTACAGACGTATCTTAATGAGCTTCGCGAAAAAATCGAAACGGAAGAAATCGCCGATGCAAACGAGACCTTGTTAAATCTTACCAGACAAATGCGCGGCGAGCTTGTCGAGACTATCGAGACACTAAACTATGCCGCCAGAGGTCAAGGACCAGATAAAGAATACGTTTTAATAGGTAAGACCGTGCAGCGCCTTAGCTTGCACAGAGCAGGCACGGAAGGAATGGCCAGATATCATAAGCTGTTTAATGAAAAGGCTGTGAACGTCAATATCACGCCGCAGATAGTCGTTGATATTCCGGGGGCGCTTCCGGCGGCAGAGAGCGTACCTATCCAGCCGACCATGAGCGAGGAAGAAATGGAGCGCAGAGCTGCGGAACTGGCAGAGCAAATGGGAGTGACGGGAGAAGATGAATTATCAGAACCAGAACCAGACACCGGAGACAAGGCTTAAACAGATAAAGCTGACTGACTGTATAGGTCCTGCGTTTTATGGCCTGTACCACGCAGTAATGCAGCACGCATATACGTATTACTGGTTATGTGGCGGCCGTGGTAGTTTCAAGTCGTCGTTTACCGCCATAGTGGCTATACTGCTGCTCATAAATAACCCTGCGGCGCATGTAGCTGTTATCCGGAAAAGAGATAACACGCTTAGAAAAACGGTCTATGAGCAAATGCTGTGGGCTATAGAAAAGCTGGGACTTACTGAATTTTTCATCGCCAGACTGTCGCCGCTTGAAATCATCTATAAGCCCACTGGCCAGAAGATTAACTTTTTCGGACTTAGCGACAGCAACACCTTGAAGTCGATTAAGGTATCCAATGGCTACTATTCCGTACTGTGGTTTGAAGAACTGGCAGAATATGACGGAATGGAAGAAGTAGACAACGCCCGTTTATCGTTCATGCGTGGCGGAGATAAATTCTGGGTGTTCTATACCTACAACCCGCCGCAGTCGTTAAGTAGCTGGGTAAACGTCGAGACGCAGAAAAAGACCCCTGAAAAGATAGTACACAAGAGTAACTACCTGTATGGCCCGGCCGAATGGGTAGGCCCCATGATTGTAACAGAAGCCGAAACGCTGCGTAAGTTTTCACCCCGCAGGTGGCGGCATGTGTTTTTAGGAGACGTCACCGGGACCGGCGGCGAGGTATTTAACAACCTCGTCCTGCGCGAGATAACGGACGAAGAAATCAAGAGTTTTGGCAATATCAAACGCGGCCTTGACTTTGGTTTTGCTAATGACCCGCTGGCGTACATGACGGGCAACCTAGACGTTGCACGGCGAACGTTATACATATACAACGAATATTATCAGGTGCAGTGTCCGCTGTGGACGCTTGCAGACCACATAAGAGAAGAAAACCCGGGAAATGAGCTTATAATATCAGATGTAGAGCCCCGAAGCGTGCACACGCTTAGAAGCTATGGTATAAATGTGAGACCGGCCAAAAAGGGACCCGGAAGCCGTGAGGCTGGATACGACTATTTAAGCAAAGAGCTACTGCGAATAGTCATAGACCCTAACCGCTGCCCGAATGCTGCCCGTGAGTTTGCTAACTACGAACTAAAAAAAGACAAAAACGGGAACTTTATAGCGATGTATCCCGACGGCAACGACCACACTATAGACGCTGTAAACTACTTATGCCAAAACAAGGGCGCTTTGCGAATTTCATAATCAGGGGGTATTACAAAGTGAAAAAGAAGCAGTTTAAACCGCTTAATATCCGCAGTACGGAGCTTTTAAACAGAAGTAGGGTAATAAGTCCTATGTCTGTAAATGAGACGCACAGAAAGGCACTGAACGTTATTAATAGCGGTAATAACAATAACATCTTTATTGAACCGCGACTGGAAGACGTACAGACCATGTTCGGTATCCCGGAGACTATGGGAAATCCGGACGCAAAAGCACAGGCCGCCAACGATGAAGCTATGAGCGCCTGCCACAGTTTGATACTTCACACCATGCGTGTATTGGGTGATAACGTTTATCCGCAGTTTCTTGGCTATGGCTATTTAACAGCGCTGACGCAAAACCCACTTATCAGGACAGGCATAGAGATGATTGCCTCTGAAATGACCGAAAAAGGCTGGAAACTCACCACGGAAAAAGAAGAAAGCCGGGAGAAGATTAAATTTCTTGAATCGGAGTTAAACCGCCTGAACGTCAAAGATATGTTTTATAAAGCTATCTGCAACAACGGCTATATGGGCGGTTGTCTTGTAGGAATGGACTACGAAGGAGAGCGCCCCGAAGACTTAGTAAATGCGATACCGCTTACCGCCGATGGCCTTCTAGGTAAGAAAATCAAAGGTCTGCGCCTGCTGGAAGCCTTCAATATCTCGCCGGGGGAATATGATTCTACTAACCCAATGAGCCAGAATTACTACAATCCGCAGACATGGTTTGTCATGGGCGTACCTATTCACCGCAGCAGGGTATTATACTTTTCGCAAAACGAGCTGCCTACGCTGCTGAAACCTGCTTATAACTTTTTCGGTATTCCGCTTGCGCAAACCGTCTTAGACGTAGTTTCTCACTTTACCGAGTGCCGGGAAGCAGAAGCGCGTTTGCTTACTAAATTCAGTTTGACCATATTCAAAACTAACCTCAACGCACAAATTCTCTCCGGTGCTGATTGGGCGTCTATCGACCGCCGGCTAAATCATTTTGCCAAAAATCGGAACAATGACGGCGTGCTCCTTATCGACAAGCAAGAGGAAGAAGTAGACGTTAAAATCACAGCTTTATCAGGCGTGCGTGAAATCGTATCGCAGGCAATGGAGTTTGTGGCGGCTATGTTTCAGGAGCCAGCAACTAAACTGTGGGGTATCGCCCCGCAGGGCATGAACGCTACAGGGGAAAGCGACCTTGAAAACCATTACAAGCACATCAGCAGCCAGCAGGAAAGGCAGCTTAGAAAACCGCTTGAACGGTTGGTAAAGATACTGCAACTCATTGAATACGGCGAAATTGATGAAAGTATCGGCGTCGAATTTAACCCACTCTCTGAAAAGAGCGAGGAAGTAATGGCTACACTTCGACGCACTCAAGCCGAAACTGATAACCTCTATATAGCTATGGGAGCATTGGCACCAGAGGAAGTACGCGAGGAGCTTAAAACGCGTGATAATAGCCCTTACAACCATTTTATGGCTAACTTTGATGTAGAAGATACAGAAGAACCAAGCGCAGACTATAGCGAGATGATAGAGCTGTTAAAAAACGTCACGCCGCCAGAGAATAGCAGTCAGGGGTGAGTAAATGGCCAGACGCAGAAGGACCAGACGAGGGCAGACCTTCCTGCCGCCACACGTCTTTAATGCAGGCATACAGCAAAGCTATGCCCGCGAGATACGCCGCATTATCCGCCCCATGATGAAAACAGCTATCCCCTATGTCTTGAAGAATTACAAGAAGTTTCTCAAGGGCGACCAGCTGGCGTATGATATCACCATTGAGGGGCAAGAGGTAAACCTTGACGAGCTTCTGGCGGTACTGCGGCGGAAATTCCACCAGTACATTATGGACTTCAATCGGGAGCGGGCAGAACGGGCGGCTGTACGCTTTATCAACAAGATTGATAAAACCAACAGGGCGGCTTTAATGGCGGAACTAAAAAGGGTAGGCGTGGCGATTAAATTCACGGTAACACCAGCTTATGAACGCATACTAGAAGAAGCTGCCGAACGGAATGTAAACCTTATCAGGACCATTGCCCCGTCATTTTTTGATAAAATCATCAAAAGCGTGTATGAAAGCGCCAAACGTGGCCGGGATATGGCAAGCCTTTATCAAACGCTGCTAGACATTGAAGGTGTTACAGAGCGTAAGGCGCAGCTGATTGCAATGGACCAGACGAACAAGGCCACGCAGGAGCTAGAACTTGCCCAATCCCGGGAGCTGGGTATAAAAACTGGCACATGGGTACATATTCCGGGCGAGAAAACGAGCCGTAAATCACATGAGGAGATGGACGGCAAAGAATTCGACTTGGACGAGGGATTGTTTGACTATGAGGTAGGCAAAAAAGTGAAACCGGGCGAGCTTCCCTACTGCCGCTGCACTTACAGACCAAACATCAGCGAACTGCTCGAAACCTAGTAAATACGTACTACAGGACTTTGAATATACACTTTTCTGCTATAATAAGGGAGAAAAGTATTGAATTTACACGTACTGTAGCATAAAGCAAATGTAGATTTGAGGTAGACCCACCCCCGGGGATAGGATTTACACCGTTTAAACTGTGTGCATAATTTGCGGATAAAATGCCGTGAAAAGCCGTACAAATACCTCAAAATTATTCATGCAAGTTAAGAGGTGATAAAGTGGAAAAAGATAACAATTTGACCTTCGACGCTGCCCCGTCAGCCCGAAGGATAGATGATAACGGATATCTGCACGTATCAGCCTGCCCGATATCCAAAGCCTGTATCAATCCTTATTATGGCCGGGAGATACCCGGAGCCGCCGAACTGGGACTTAACCCCACGGGGATATACTACGGATACCGTGACCCGGACGAGCTAGCCAAAGCGGCCGAGACTTTCAACGGCCTGCCGCTGCTGCTTGAACACCACTTTGACAGCGCAGACGAGCCGCAGAAAGAGCACCGGGTAGGAGCTACCGGGACAGACACCACGTTTGACGCTCCGTATTTGCGAAACACAATATCAGTGCAGGACGCTGACGCGATTGGAAAAATCGAGCGTGGAGAGTTCAAGGAGCTTTCATGCAGCTACCGTTACACGCCTGACTTCACACCGGGCGAGGTTGACGGCGTAGCGTATGACTTTATAATGAGAGATATCAAGGGTAACCACGTTGCCCTTGTGCCACGTGGCCGAGCTGGTTCCGACGTGGCTGTTGCCGATAGTATGCCCGCTGGGCTAGCTATAAACAATACCCCGAAAGGAGAGTTAAAAGAAATGGCAAAATTTAGAATTACCGAGCCAGTGCAGCGCTTTAAACAACGCCGCGCAAAAGCTTTGCACTCTGTTCTTGCAGCTGACGCTGACTTAGGCATTGAAAAGAGCGAAACCGAATTAGGTAACCTGCTCAAAGCAATCCAAGTAGTGGAAGCGCAAGTTGAGGGCGGATATTCTCCCCGCGATGTTGGTGTTGATATCGACGAAAACGCAACCGTTGACGAAATCACCGACAAGCTTTTCCCCGGCTTGGAAGCTGCCGCTAAAGACAAAATCCGTGCTTTCCTGCTTAGCTTGAAAGGCACCAAAGCAGAGGACGAAGCCGCCGAAGCTGTAACCAAACCAGCCGCCAAAGACGATGAAGGCAAAATGACCTTTGCAGAAGGCGTCAAATATGGTGAAGAACTGGAAAAGAAACCCGGCGAACGCGAAAAGCTGGATAAAGAACATGAAAGCGAAGGCATGAAAAAAGCCTTAGGAGAAGACGACGAACTTTCTGAAAAAATGAAAGACCCTGCTTTCAAAGCAGCGTTTGAAATGGGCGTTAAATACGGCGAGAAACGCGAAAAAGCTGACCCGAAACGTATCGACCGCGACCACGAACGCGAGGGCGAAGAAAAATACTTGGCCGAAGACGCACTGCCTAGCATTTTGGCGGCAGAACGTAAAAAAATTGAAGCAAGTTTCCGCGAACGCAATGCTGCCGCTGAAACCTGTCAAGCATTCTTAGGCCGCAAAGTCGACCCGCTGGCTTATGACAGCGCAGATGATATCTACGCCGCTGCACTCAAAGCAGAAGGCTTCAATGTTTCCGAGTATTCGCCTACCGCCTATAAAGGAATGGTTGACGCACTGCGCAGAAGCAAACAAACTGAAAAATGGGGCGCTGGCCGCGTTGCTATGGATTCCGCAGTCTCCGTACCGGACTATTTGCAAGGCTTAAATAAAATCAGCGTTCGATAAGAAAGGAGCGTAAAAAAATGGCGTTTCAGAAAACTGTAAACACTTACCCCGGAATTGGTATTCCGGGCGCATATGCAGCAATTAACCCTATCGTATCTACCGCCAAAGGCTATGTTGCTAGCGCTGCATGCAACATCGGCGGCTTCGTATGGGCTGACGCAGATAAAGAAGGCTGCGTTAAACCTACCGGCACTGGCCGCCCTCTGGGCTTTGCAGTGCGCGAAATCACCAACCCGCTGGGAATTGATGTAGAAGCTTCTAACACCGTTCCTGTCGGTTATCCTGTATCTGTAGAGGTAAAAGGCGACTTCTTTGCCGTTACCCTTACCCAAGCAACTGTCGGCCAGAAAGTTTTTGCCGTACTGGCAGACGGTACTATCAAAACCGGAGCTGCACAAGCAACCGTTGATGGTGCCGTAGAAACTGACTTTGAAGTAATTCAAGCCGGTTCTAAAAACGACGTAATCATCATCTCAAACTGGCGTGGGGCTGTTGTTCCTGCTACCGCCAAGGTCTAATGGCCTGTAAGTACAAAAAAGAAAGGGGAACAGTAAAATGCCAATGAACATTGACCAACAAGTAGCACTTATGCGCGAAAAAGGTTTCGTTTTTGACGACCACTATAAAATTCGTGGCATTATGGCTAACGACGCCGACATTGAGCGTTTGGCTTATGACGCCGCAATGGTAACCGAACCGAACAGCGGTGTACCTGTAGAATTTACATCTTATCTTGACCCGCGTGTTATTGAGATTCTGACCGGGCCTCGCAACTCCCGCGAGATTTTCGCAGAGGTTAAAAAAGGCGACTGGACTACATCCTATGCACGTTTTGAAGTCGACGAAATCACCGGAGCTGTAGAAGCTTACACCGACTACGGCAATGCTGGAATGGCTGACGTCAATCCGACTTATCCGGTCCGTCAACAATACGTATTTCAAACCAACATCCGCTATGGCGACCGTGAACTAGACTATGCAGCTAAAGCACGTTTGCAATTAGCAGCACGTAAACAACGCGCCGCAGCTACCACTATCGACATTGCTCAAAACAAATACAATTTGCTGGGCGTCGAAAACATGGAAATCTACGGCCTGCTGAACGAGCCTAACCGTCCGGCTGCTATCACTCCGGGAACTGGTGCAGGCGGTAACACTTGGAAGCTCAAAACTACTAAAGAAATTTACGCAGACTATCTGTTGTTGTTCCAGAAATTGGCTAAAAATTCTTTAGGCCATATCCGCAACGACAGCGATTTGATTCTTGTAACTTCTCCTTCCGCTGCTGTTGAGCTGGGTAAAGCAACTGACTTCAACGTATCCGTTATGGACATGATTAAACGCTATACCCCGAACATCAAATTTGCTCAACTGCCGGAACTGGAAAACTCCACCAGCAACACTGTACTTCTTATCTGCCGCAGCATTAACGGCGAACCTACTGGTGAATTCGGATTCTCTGAAAAAATGCGTGCTATGCGCTTAGTGCCTGAAACTTCCAGCTTCAAGCAGAAATTTGTCGGAACTTCCTACGGCTGCATTTTATACAGACCGTTTGCCGTTGCTACAATGACTGGTGTATAATTTAGGGTAAAGGGAGATAAGAAAAATGGCGAGACTGACGAAGAAAAAAACCGAAGCTGCGCAAGCAGCAGAAGTAGCTACCGAAAACAAAGAAACCTTAGCAGCAGAAGTAGCTACCGAAAACAAAGAAACCTTAGCAGCAGAAGTAGCTACCGAAAACAAAGAAACCTTAGCAGCAGAAGTAGCTACCGAAAACAAAGAAACCTTAGCAGCAGAAGTAGCTACCGAAAACAAAGAAACCTTAGCAGCAGAAGTAGCTACCGAAAACAAAGAAACCTTAGCAGCAGAAGTAGCTACC